CTGTTTTTTCACTCACTGTCGCGGTGCCGCGCGCTCCGTAGGTACGAGCGATGACGGCCGTGGCTGCCCCTTCACCGCTGCTCGGTATCGAGTCGCCGCGCTTGTGGACGCGTCCGCTGCGGCCGATCACGCCGGAGACGTCACGCGGGTTCGACGTCGTGGAGTACGGGTCACGGCTCGGGGTGGAGTTCATGCCGTGGCAGCGGTTCGCTCTGACGCACGGGCTCGAAGTGCGCACCGATGGCACCTACCGCTTCCGGGTGGTGCTGGTGCTGGTGTCCCGTCAGAACGGGAAGACGACGATCCCCAAGGTGCTCACGCTGTGGCGCATGCAGGACGACGGGACCACGGTGCTCGGCACGTCCACGAACCTTGACTACGCGCGTGAGTCGTGGGAGCTGGCCGTCGACCTGGCCGAGCATCAACTGCTGTTCGACGTCGAGAAGGTGCTGCGCGGGTCAATCAACACGCAGATGAAGATGCGCAACGGCTCTCGGTACAAGATCGCTGCTGCGAACCGACGCGGCGGCCGGTCGCTGTCGGTCGACCTGGGCGTGGCGGACGAGCTGCGGGAGCACCAATCGTGGGACGCGTGGGGCGCGCTGTCGGGCACCACGACGGCCCGGCCGGACCCGCAGATATGGGCGCTGTCGAACGCTGGTGACGACAGCTCGGTCGTGCTCAACCACCTGCGCGAAGCGGCGCTGTCGTACGTCGCCTCGGGCGAGGGGGACGACAGCATCGGGCTGTTCGAGTGGTCGGCCGAGGACGGCTGCGCCCTTGACGACCGGCAGGCGTGGGCGCAGTCGAACCCGGCTCTCGGGCACACCGTCAGCGAAGCAACGTTGGTGTCGAAGCTCGGCACCTCGCCTCCGGCCGTGTTCCGCACTGAGCATCTGTGTCAGCGCGTGTCGGTGATGGAGGCTGCCGTCGACCTGGTGGCGTTCGCCGGCTGCGAGGCCCCGGGCACGCTCGACGGGCTCCGTGACCGGGTGGCGCTGTGTGTCGACGTGTCGCTCGACCTTCAGCACGTGTCGCTGTACGCGGCGGCGGTCACGGGCGACGGCCGGGTACGCATCGAACCCGTCGACGCGTGGGAGACGGTGCACAAGGCTCGGGCGGGGCTGCGGGAGTGGTTCGACCGGATCAAGCCGCGTGCGTTCGGGTGGTTCCCCAAGGGGCCGGGCGCGTCGCTCGCCGCCGATCTACACACGGGGTTCGACCCCGAGGCGCTCGCAGACGTCAACGCTGTGTGCCTAGGGTTCGCTGAGCAGGTGTCAGCGCGCCGGGTGGTGCACTCGGGCGACGATCTGCTGACCGCACAGCTCTCGGGCACGGCGAAGCTGTGGAGCGGCGACGGCTGGCGGTTCACCCGCAAGGGCGTCGGTCACTGCGACGCCGTGTACGCCGCGGCGGGAGCCGTGCACCTGGCCCGCACCCTGCCGCCCCCAAAGCCGCCGCTGGTGGTGCTCTGACCAGGATGCACACACGGCGGGCTACAGCCGTGTAATCTGCCCGCCCGATGGGATGGCTCACCGGGAGACGGGACCGTGTAGAGACGCGTAGCGGCGGTCTGACGTCGATCGTCGACCCCGTGCTCGCAGAGTGGTTCGGGGTTGGCATTCGCAACGATGCGGGCGTCTCTGTGAATGAGCATTCGTCGCTCGGGCTCTCGTCGTTCTGGCGGGCTAACGCCATCGTCTCGGGCACCGTGGGCACCCTGCCCATGCACACCTATCGGACGCTGGACGACGGGTCACGGGCACGGGTCGCATCGTTCCTTGACAACCCGGGAGGCCCGGAGGGGCTGACCCCGTTCGAGTGGAAAGAGACGGTCGTTGCCCACGCGTTCGTGCACGGCAACGCGTTCCTCGCTCACGTGTTCAATCAGGGTGGCGGGCTGATCGGGCTGGTGCCCATTCACCCGCTAGCGGTCGAAGTGAAGCGCGAGCCGGACGCCATCGGCGGGCGTATCTACAACGTGACTCTCGAAGACGGGACGCGGCGCACGTTCACGATGCTCGACATGACGCACGTCCCGTCGCTGTCAATGGACGGGCTGCGCGGGCTGTCGATGATCGGTATTGCCCGCAACAGTCTCGGCACCAGCATCGCTGGTGACCGGGCCGCCGCCCGGCACTTCGGCAATGGGATGCTGGTATCGGGGCTGGTGACGCCGGAGGAAGACATCACGCAGGCCGAGGCGACGGAAATAATGACCGGGCTCGCCGCCCTTCAGGGCACCGACAACGCGGGCGATATCCGGGTCATCAACCGTCGACTGAAGTTCACGCAGTGGCAGCAGGCCGCCAAGGATGCACAGTTCCTAGAGTCACGGCAGTTTCAGGTCGAAGAGGTCGCCCGGTGGACGGGTGTTCCTCCGCACCTGCTCATGCAGACCGAGAAGCAGACATCGTGGGGGACGGGTGTCGCAGAGCAGAATCGGGGGCTGGCCCGGTTCACGCTGCTCCCGTGGACGACGCGTCTAGAGCAGCGGCTATCCCGGCTGTTGGCGTCGCCTCGGTTCGTGGAGTTCGAGTACGCGGGGTTGGAGAAGCCGACGCCGGAGGAAGAGATTCGGCTGCTGTTGGAGCAGGTGAACGGCGGGCTGTTGACGGTGAACGAGGCCCGCCATATCCGCAACCTGCCGGCTGTCCCGGGTGGCGACGTGCTGCGTGTCGTCCGGGCCGCCGACACGTCGCCACCCGCCGCCCCCGTGGAGGTCACGGCATGACGATCGCTACCCGGTTCGGTGTCGAGCTACGCGCCGAGATGCACGGCGACACGCTGCGTGGGCACGCAGCGGTGTTCGACACCCGTGCCCGCATCCGCAACGGGTGGGAGGACGTCGACCGCCACGCGTTCGATTCGGTGCTGGCCGACCGGGACACGGACGTCCGGGCGCTGATCAATCACCAGCCGTCGATGCTGCTCGGCCGGCAGTCGGCCGGCACGCTCCGGCTGAGCGTCGACAGTCAAGGGCTGCCGTTCGAAGTCGACCTGCCGAACACCAGCTACGCGAACGACCTGCGCGTGCTGGTCGAGCGCCGAGACTTGGACGGTGCGTCGTTCGGGTTCGTACCTGGCGCCGACCGGTTCACCCGGTCGAGCGACGGCCGGACGCTCCGGACACACACCAGCGTCAAGGCGCTGCTCGACGTGTCGGCCGTGACATACCCCGCGTATGACGGGGCCGACGTGGCGCTGCGCCACTATGAGCTGTCGTCGCCTGACGGCCGCTCGCAGCTCATTCTCGCTCGACACCGAGCACGGACAGCAGGAGGCATCACCCCGTGACCATCGAAGAGATCCTCGCCGCCCTGGCAGCGATCATCGAAGAGGCTGGCGCCGAGGCGCTGACCGATGACCAGGCCGAGCGGTACGAGCAGCTCGAAACGGAGCTGGCCGTCGCTCAGAGGGACGTGCAGATTCGTTCCCGGCAGCAGGCCTACGAGACACCCGTGCCGGGGTTCAACGTCGGCCGGGAGGTCGCCGTCACGCAGGAGGGCACAGAGCTCGACCGGGCGTTCGACCACTACCTGCGCACGGGTGTCGCCAACCAAGACATCGTGGAGCTGCGTGCGCAGCAGGTCGGGACCGACAGCGAGGGCGGCTACCTGGTGTCGCCGCAGTTCCGTCAGAAGCTCGTGGAGGTGCAGGCCGCGTACGGCGGGCTCGCCGCCGAGGTCGATTCGTTCACGACCGAGCGGGGCGGGACCGTCGAATATCCGTCGCTGGACGACACGGCCAACGTCGGTGACATCACGGCCGAGGAAGCCGCGTTCGCTGACGGCGACGACCTGGCGTTCGGGACCGTGACCCTCGGGGCGTTCAAGTACACCAGCTCGGGCGCCGGCACCACGACCCCGCTCCGGGTGTCGGTCGAGCTGTTGCAGGATGCCGAGTTCGACGTGCAGGGCCTCGTGTCCCGTGCGCTCGGCACCCGCATCGCTCGCAAGCAGGCGGCGGACTGGGTCAACGGGAACGGGACCACCCTCCCGTTCGGCATCCTCCACGACGGGCTGACCGCTGACGTCGTGCTCGACGTCGAGGCGACCATCGACTACGACGAGCTGCTCGACGTCGAGGACGCGCTCGACCCGGCGTATGAGCAGAACGCCAAGTGGGTCTTCTCGAAGTCGACGTGGACGGCCATTCGCCGCATCGTGGACGACGCGGGTCGCCCCATCATCTTCGATCAGGCCGCGTCGGGCATCGGTGGACGTCCCGAGAAGCAACTGCTCGGGTATCCGGTCGTGCTCGACCAGGCGTGCAACGCACGCACGCAGGACGGCGTCGACGGCGGGTTCGCTCTGCTGGGCGATCTGCGGGAGGCGTACGTCATCCGCCGGGTCAAGAATCTGACGGTCGTCGTCAACCCGTACACCCGCATGAACAACGGGCAGGTCGAGTACGTGGCGTGGGAGCGGGCGGACGGCAATATCCAGAACCGGTCCGCGTACGTCACGCTCGAAAACATCACGACGTGATGTCCCCCTACCGCAAGGCTCTCGTCGCCGCTGCTGGTGTCCTGCTCGTGGTCGGGCAGGCGCTCGCAGACGGCGACGTCGATGCGGCCGAGGTCGGGGTCATCGCCACGGCGGTCGCCACGGCGCTCGGCGTCTTCTACGCACGCAACACACCGGAGGTCTGAGCGATGGCCCGCAAGAAGATGACCGTGGCCGAGCTGGCCGACAAGCGTGCCGCCCTGGTGGCCGAGCTGGCCGACGTGTGCCAGGAAATCGCCGCCCGTGCGGGCGAGGTCGATGGTCCCGTCAAGCCGGCGCCCGCCAAGCCGGACGCTCCCACCCTCCCCACGACCTGATGGCGTGGGCGCCCGACTACGCGACAGCGGCCGAGCTGGCCGAATACCTCTCGATCGAAGACGCGGTCGATGAGGCGTTCCACCAGCTCGCCGTTACTGCTTCGTCGCGTGCGGTCGACCGGGACACGAACCGGCAATTCGGGCTCGAAGACGAGCCGGTCGAGCGGTTCTACACGGCCCGCTACGACCGTCAGCGTCGCCGCTGGGTTGTCGAGATAGACGACCTGATGACGACGACCGGGCTGGTGGTCACGGTCGTGGGGGGCGCCACGGGTGGCGTCGACGTCTTCGACCTGAAGCCGGCGAACGCTGCGGCGGACGGGCGCCCGTGGACAATGCTTGTCGTGGACCCGCAGTCGGCCGAGCTGCCGACCTGCGCCGAGGACGGGGTCAGCGTGCTGGCACCGTTCGGATGGACGACCGTGCCGGACACGGTGAAGGAGGCGACGCTGTTGCAGTCGTCTCGCCTGGTGACCCGTCGTGTCGCACCGTTCGGGGTGGCCGGCTCGCCCGAGACGGGGTCCGAGATGCGACTGCTCGCCAAGGTCGACCCGGACGTGTCGGTCACCCTCGGCCCGTACCGGCGCTGGTGGGCGGCGGCGTGATGCCCCTGTCTGACATCACACCTGCCGAGATGGGCCGATGGCTCGACCGGGTCGAGAAGAAACTCGACTTGAACATGCTCGACCACGAGGCGCGTCTGCGACACGTCGAGCGGTGGCTCTACAGCATCCCGGCGAGCGTGCTGATCGGGCTGGCGTCGATCGCAGGCGCACTGCTGGTGCGGTGACCCGATGGACCTGGCAGCCGTCATGGACGAGGTCGCCGCCCGGCTCGACACAATCGACGGGCTCCGGGTGCACGCGTACCCGGCTGACAACGTGCACCCTCCCGCCGCTGTGGTCACCTACCCGGACATTGCGTTCGACAGCGCGTACCAGCGCGGGTCAGACCGGATGACGCTGCCGGTCGTGCTGCTCATCGGCAAGGTCAGCGCCCGCGCGTCCCGTGACCTGGTGGCCCTGTACGCGCACGGCTCGGGCGTCAAGTCGGTCAAACGGGTGCTCGAAGCCGGGACGGAGCAGGTCGAACCGTCGTCGCTGCTGCTGACCGGTGGCGCAAATAGCTACGTGCTGGGCGAAGACCACGCGTCGCTCGACATCGTGGGCGACATCGACCTGCGTGCCGACGCGGCGCTAGACGACTGGACGGGCGCTGCCATACAGACAGCCGTAGCCAAGTTCGTCGCCACGGGTAACCAGCGGTCCTATCGGCTCGGGCTGTCGACCGGTGGGGCTCCACTCATCACCTGGTCGAGCAACGGCACGAACGTGCTGAGCGCCACGGCGACCGCCACCCTGTCGGCCCTGGCGAACGGTGCCCGGCAGGCGTGGCGTGCCACGCTCGACGTCGACAACGGGGCAGCCGGGCGCACGGCCCGGTTCTACCAGGCCGACACGGGCGCCGGCCCGTGGGCGCAGCTCGGCGCTGACGTCGTGCAAGCCGGCGTGACAAGCATCTTCGCCGGGTCGGCCGAGCTGTCGGTAGGCGCGCATTCGCTCGGTGCCAACGTCGAGCGTCTCGCCGGTCGGGTGTTCGGCGCAGAGGTCCGCTCCGGCATCGACGGCACGGTCGTGGCGAACCCTGATTTCACCGTCCACGACGACGGCACCGATCAATTCGTGGACGCGAGCGGCCGGACGTGGTCGGTCATCACTGACGCTCACATCTTCGGTCCGTTCGACCCGTACACTTCGTTCGATTCTCTGAGGGTGGTCGACGTCGAGTTCGACGTCGTCAGCGTGGCCCGGGTCGAGTACCTCGCCGCCACTCTCCAGCTCGACATATCCGGCCCTGGCGCTTAGGGAGGCACTGTGGCAAACGTGCACGGCAAGGTGACATTCGTCAGTCTCGACGCTGACGACTTGTCAGGTTTCGGTACGGCGATGGAGTTCACCCGCTCGGCGGACTCCCACGACGTGACCACGTTCGGGAACGACAGTCACCGGAAGCAAGGCGGGCTGTTCGACGGCACGGCGAAGCTGTCCGGCATCTACGACAACACGGCGTCGACCGGCCCGCAGGCCGTCATCGGCCCGCTGTTGGGGACGGTGGTCGAGCTGATCTACCGGCCCGAGGGGACCGGCTCGGGGCTGCCGGAGCGGACCGTCAGCGTCCTGGTGCAGCAGTACCAGGAGTCGTCGCCCGTGGCCGACATGGTCACGTGGACGGTCGACGTCGAGTTCGACGGCGACGTCGACCTGTCGGCACAGAGCGCGTAATGGCGTTCGACAAGGAGCTGCTGTTCAAGCCGACGCTGCCGGAGGCCGACGTCGTGGTGCCCGGGAAGGGCACCGTGCGCGTCCGGGCACTGACCCGTCTCGAAGCGATGTCGTGCAAGGAGAGCGAGGGCACGGCAGCGATCGAGCGGAAGATGCTCGCGATGGCGATGCTCGATCCTCCGATGACCGAGGGCGAGGTCAAGCGGTGGCAGGAGGCGTCGGCGGCCGGCGAGATGGACGTCGTGTCGAACAAGGTGTCGGAGCTGTCGGGCATGCTCCCGGGCACCGACAAGGCCACCTACAAGGAGTTCGAAGCCGACCCGGCGACCGAGTTTCGTCTTCCTCCTGGCTGAGACGCTGAGCATGACGGTCGGGCAGCTCGAAGCCACCATGTCGAACGCCGAGTTCGGGAAGTGGCAGGTCTATCTCGGCCGGCGTGCACAGCGCGCTGAGCTGGCGCAGAAGGGCAAGCCATGACTGTCGAGGTCCACGTCGAGGGGCTGACCGAGTTCCGTAGGGCACTCAAGTCGATGGACCGTGACCTACCGAAAGGGCTGCGCCTGGCGTTCAACGACGCGGCTGACATCGTGGTCGATGAGGCCCGGCCCCGTGTGACGTCGCGTAGCGGCCGGGCTCGCCGCTCGGTGCGGGTGCGGTCATCGCAGCGGTTCGCTCGGGTGTCCGGTGGCGGCCGACGCGCCCCGTACTATCCGTGGCTCGACTTCGGCGGCCGGGTCGGCCGTGGCCGGAGCGTGCACCGTCCGTTCCTGTCGCAAGGCCGCTACATCTACAAGGCGTTCTACCGCAACCGAGACGAGTTCACTGAGCGGTTGCGTGTGCGCCTGATCGGCGTCGCCAAGGCTGCCGGCGTGGAGGTGTCCTGACATGGCAGGCAAGCCGGAGGTAACGCTCACCTTCGCTGGTGACCACTCCGACCTGACACGCAGTTTCGACAAGGTCGGGTCGGGCGCCGACAAGATGGGCAGGGACGTGTCGTCCAGCTTCGACCGGGTGGGCGAGTCGGCGGACACGCTCGACACCCGGGCGATGGGATTCCGGGACACGATGACCGGCGTGGAGGACACCGGTCGTGGCTTGTCCGAGGTGATGAAGGGCAACGTCTTCGATGGCGTGCTGCTGCTCGGCATGGGGTTCGGTGACCTGGCGTCAGGCGTCGCCAACTTCGGCACGCAGTTCGCCCGGCAGGCCGCGTCGTTCGTGACGAACACGGCCCGCATGACTGCTTCGCACGTGGCCGGCGCAGCGACGACCGTGGCCGGGTGGGTCACGATGGGGATTCAGTCGACCATCGCCGGAGCGAAGATGGCTGCGGCGTGGCTGATCGGGCTCGGCCCGGTCGGGCTGGTCATCGCCGGGATCGCTGCCGTGGTCGCCATCCTGGTCGCGCTCGGCGTCGACTTCGAAGACGTCAAGAATGCGATCGGGGCCGGCTGGGAGTTCATACGCGCCGCCGCTGCCGGAGCGTTCGAGTGGGTCAAGACGAATTGGCCCCTGGTGCTCGCCATCATCACCGGGCCGATCGGGCTCGCCGTGCTCGCCGTGACCCGCCATTGGGGGACGATCAAGTCGGGTTTCACGGCGGTCAAGAATTGGATACGCGACCGCGTGTCGGACGTGGTCGGCATCTTCCGGGGGCTGCCCGGCCGGCTGGCCGGCGCCGCGTCCGGGCTGTGGGGGTTCATCACGTCAGGGTTCAAGTCCGCCATCAACACCGTGATTGGCTGGTGGAACGGGCTGCGCATCCCGGGGTTCGAGTTCCACCAATCGCTGCCCGGCCCGCTACCTGACATCAACTTCTCGTGGCGTGGTGTCAACCTGCCGAACATTCCGACGCTCCACAGCGGCGGCATGTTCCACGCGCCGCCCGGCCGACGTGAGGGGCTCGCAATGCTGCTCGACGGCGAGCGGGTCACCCGCCCCGGAGCGGGTGGAGGGCTGACCGTGAATGTGTACGTGGCCGGTTCGATCCGGTCGGACCGTGACCTAGTGCGAGTGATCCGGGACGAGTTCGGACGCGGCGGGCTCGGGGGGTTCCGGTGAGCACCCTGGTGGTCACGAACGAGGGCGAGTCCGCCATCATCGGCGGGTTCATATCGCTCGCCAACCTGTTCTCAGGCATGACGGTGCACCTGTTCACGAACGAGGTCAAAGCCGGGCTGACGCCGGCTGAGGTCGACGCGCTGGTCGTAGCTGACTTCGATGAGGCGACGTTCCCGGGGTACGCAGCGATCGCGTTCGCGTCGGGGTGGACGACGACGGAGGGCGACCCGACCGAGTCCGTCAACACGGTGCGGACGTTCACCCGGTCGAGCACGGGCGCTCCCGAGTCGGTGTGGGGCTACTACATCACCAACCCGGCCGACACGGAGGTGTGGTGGTTCGAGCAGCTCGACGCGCCCGTCACGGTCGAAGAGGAAGACGACGCCGTACTAGTCACCCCCACCATCACCATTGACGACGCGAGAGGTAACGCGATGCCCACCGGAAGCATGACCCTCTGGCCGGTCGACGCTGCGGCCGACGTCCCGTCAGGGTGGCTGCTCTGTGACGGGTCGGCCGTGTCCCGCTCGACGTTCGCTGAGCTGTTCGCCGTCATCGGCACCGCCTACGGCGTCGGTGACGGGTCGACCACGTTCGAGCTGCCCAACATGGAAGGTCGGTTCCCGCTCGGGCAGGCTCCCTCGGGCACTGGTGTCAACATTGGTGACGCGGGTGGGGACATCGACCACGTCCACGGGCTCGACTCTGCCAGCTCGGCGGCGCTGGTCCGGGCGTCCGACTCTTCGGGCATCGTCCGGTCCCGCCTGAAGACGGTCCCGTCGTACACGCCGACCGACTCCCGGCTGCTCGGTGCCACACAAGCGAACGCGTCTATCTCGCAGGGCACCGAGCTGACCGGCGACAGCGACACGGCGAACCCCCCGTTCCTGACCGTCAACTACCTGATAAAGACGTGACCACGTTCGACGTCTTCCCGTCCGGTGGCCTCGAGGTCGGGGGCACCGCGCCGTTCACCGTCGACCACGGCGGCGGACAGGTCGCCGCCGACCTGGTGGTCGAATGGGACTTCGACAACGATGGCGACTTCGACCAGGACGTCGAAGACATCACGTCGCTAGTGCGCTCGGCCGAGTGGCGCACCGGGCGTGATTGGGCGTCGAACCTGACCGGCCGCACGCAGCCGGGCGAGCTGCGGCTGTCGGTCGACAATCGCACCGACCGGTTCTCATGGTTCAACACCAGCTCGCCCGTGAACACGGCTCCCTACAGCCTGCGCACCGGTCGCCGCATCCGGGTCCGGGACGCGGCGGCGGCGCCCGATGATCCGGTGCTACTGGCCCGTGACCGGTTCTCCCGCTCTGACGGCCCGCTCGGCAGCGCCGAGACGGCGCAGGCGTGGACGGCGCAGCTAAACGACGGGTTCGAGCTCTCAGGCTCTCGGGCCCGTGCTGCGCTGTCGGGTGCCGTCAGCTCGAACACCGTGTCGACGCTCGACGTGGGCGTCACGGACCACTACGTGCAGGGCACTCTCCCGTCGTTCCCTGCGTCGACTCACTCTGTCGGGGTGGTCGCCCGGTTCGAGGATGACGACAACTACGTGCGCGCGTACCGGTCGGGTGCGTTCTTCGTGATCCTGGCCGAGACGGTGGCCGGTGCGCCTGCGCTGCTGGCGCAGTTCGATATCGCCCCGTGGCCGGATATGACGATCGGGCTTGGTGTCGTGGGCGATCAGGCGACCGTGTACGTGGGCGGCGTGGCCGTGATGACGGAGACGATCACTCCCGCCGATGGCACCGAGGCAGGGCTGTACGCGTTCAAGGGCTCGAACACGGCGCTGCCGCCGACCGTCGATGAGTTCCACGTGTGGGACCACGTCGCCGGCGCGACCGAGGGCGTGCTGTGGTCCGGCGAGGTGACGCAGATACAGCCGACTGTCGGTATCGGCCCGGTCAAGATCGCCACCGTGATCGCTCACGGGCCGCTCGACCGGGCGGCCGGGCTGTCCGTGCAGTCGCCTCGGGTAGCTCGGGCCGACAACCCGACCGGGCTACTGGTGGGCGACGTGATGGCCCGGGCCGGGCTCTGCCATCCGCCCGCACCGGACGGGCTCGACCTGGGCGACGTCGTCACCGGTCCGGTCGGCATGGACGATGCGAACGCGCTAGCGCTCGCCCGCATCGGTGAGGAAGTCGAACGGGGGTTCCTCCACGAGACGGCTGACGGCTACATCGGGTTTCAGAGCGCGTCGGCCCGGGCGACCGCCACACCTGCTGCGTCGTTCGCTGACGACGACAGCGGACAGTTCAAGTACGCGGAGATAGAGCCGCTCGACCACCACCGGGAAGTCGTGAACCGTGTCACGGCTGGTGTCGCACCCTCGGCCCCGTCGCCGGTCGGATTCTTTACCCGGTCTGTCACGACGGCGATCGGGGTCACCAACCATTGCGACGTGCTGCTGCCGTCCACGGACCCGGGCGACCTGCTCATCATCTTCGTACGGCGGGCGAATCAGACAGTCGGGGTGCGGTGGCTGTCGCCCATATGGTGGACGAACCATCGGCCGGACGAACCGGACGCCATCCGCACCCGGGTCTACATGCGCAACTGCGACGGCTCCGAGTCGGGCGACACCATCCGTTTCTACACCGACAGCGGACCGGCCGGCGGCGGGTGGGTAGCGCACATCTGGCAGGTGCAGGATTGGTACGCGGCAACGCAGGGCGTGAAGCTCGCAGACTTCGTGGAGGGCCGTGACCCGGCTGCGCTTGACCACGGGTTCGGCCGGGTGTCCACCCTCTACATCGCCGTGTGCTCCGGCACGACCGGTGCGGGCTCGGGCTCCCTGGTCGGCATGACGTTCCCGGACGGGTACGACAACGGGACAGCGACAGCGCTCACGGTCAACGGCGACGTGTTCGTCGCCACGGCCCGCAAGCTGGACGTGGTCGACGCTGAAGACCCGTCAGCGTTCGACGGCGACGAGGATTTCGCCCTGGTCGAGTCGTCCGTGATCGCCGTACGCGGGTTCAATGGGCCACACGACGTGCTGCCTACGATCAAGAATCCCGGGCAGTTCGAGGCGTCGCCCGGCCGGTTCGTGACCGTGGACGACATCGGTTCGCAGGACGAACACCGGGCCGTGCGCTCGCATCCGGCACCGAACCTCTTCGCGACCGAGGCCGACGCGGAGACGTACGGCGAGGGTGTCATCGCCTCCCACGCAGACGACCGGCCCGTGGTCCGCATCACCTGGCCGGCGACCGTCTCGGCCGCGTACCGCAATCAGGCGCTCCGTCGCCGGGTCGGTGACCAGGTGTGGCTACGCGCCTCGGCCGAGACGGGGCTCGGCATCGACGGCGCGTTCTTTATCGAGTCGGTCGCCGGCATGGTCGATGAGGCTGGGAAGCGTTGGCACGTGACGTGGGAGCTGTCGCCTGCCTGAGTGCACGTCCGTACACACTTCGATCGAAGTGTGTACCGTTGTGCACCATGCGACACCGAACCATGACCAAGCTGCTCGCAGCGGCGACCCTCGTCGTCGCGTCGGGCTGCCACATTCACTTCACGGAGCCGGACGCTGACATTCGGCTGTGCGCTCAGGAGGGGCGCAACCAGGTGGACGACTCTGCAATCGCCGTGTGGGCACGCATCGTGGGAGCGACCACGACGCACAGCGTGTCGGCCGAGTGCGAGTGGTACGTGGAGGACCACGGGCACTTTCACTGCGGGCGCGTCGAGTTCGACACGCACCTGCTGTACGCGCACCGGACGGGCCAATGCTGATCATCCGGACGCGTTCTGAGTGGGGCGCCCGGCCGGCGCGTTCCCGTGTCCGCATGTCGCTGCCCACCCCGAGGCTGTGGGTTCACCACACTGGCGATGACCGCCAGGGCGACGCGGCCGTGCGGCAACACCAGGCGTACCACATGGACGTCAAGGGCTGGCAGGACATCGCCTACTCGTTCCTGATCGGTGACGACGGGACCATCTACGAGGGGCGAGGGGCCGGCATCGCAGGCGCACACACGGCGGGCGATAACTCGCAGTCTCACGCCATCTGTCTGCTCGGGAACTTCGAGGGCCGGATGCCGACTGCTCGGGCGCTCGGCGCGCTGGTCGACCTGGCCAGGCACGGGCTCGACCGGGGCTGGTGGATACCGACCCTGCGAGGCCACAAGTACGCGCCGGGCGCAGCGACAGCCTGCCCGGGCCGGCTGCTCGACATGCAGCTCCCGGCCGTGCGAGCGCTAGTCAACACACCACCACAGGAGGAAGACGACATGCCGTACAGCCGAGCGCAGATGCTCGAAATGATCGAGCAGGGCACTTGGAACGCCATCGTCAAGGGCGGAGACGCTGAGGCGTCGATCGAGAAGCGCGTCGAGGAAGGTGTCGAAGCAGCGTTCGCCGTGAAGCTGGGCGTGCCCGGTCTGGCCGTCGATCAATTCCACGCACGCGTGGTCGACGGGCTGAAGCAAGCGCTCGAAGACCCGGACGTGCAGCGCAAGCTCAGGGAAATCGTGTTCCTCCAGCCCGACGCGCTGGTGGACCCGGAGCCGAACGGGGGGTCAGTCGACGGCGCGTAGATGACGGCGACGTCTACGTGGAGTGCGACGCGGCGCCCGGTCCATGCTCCGGGCGCCGCGTCGCGTGGTGACACCGGTCGCCTCGCGTAGCTCGCGTAGCTCCCCCTGAAGCCGGGCAACCTGAGAGGTCAGGCGCTCGACCTGCCGTGCGAGGGCGTCGACGTCGGGTGTCACGAGGCGACACGGTACGGGCTCGGGCACGCACTGTCACGCATCGGCGGCCGAGCGCACCGTGCACGGACGTGCAATACTCACGGCATGACACCCGACGTCACACCCGGCCGGCTGGCGTTCGCGCTGGTCTGCCGGGCCTTGACCCTGACCCTGGTGGCGCTCGCCCTGGCGTTCGCTGCGATCTACAGCAGCGACGTGCGATGGCTCGACGTCGACCGGGACCGGGAAGTGCCAGCTACCACCACGACCGGAACCGACCGGAGCACCACAGGAGACGACCAGCCGTGACCGCCCACCTGACCAAGCCCCAGCGTGCCCTGCTCGATGAGATCCGCGAGAAGGGCACGCTCTACATCATCCGCTCCAGCCGCTATGGCCGGACCGTTGAGGCACTCGAACGCCGAGGGTTGGTACGCATCAGCGAGCGCGACCTATCGGGCAGAGGTCAGGACGGCTGGACCGCCACGGAACCGACCGGGGGAGCGAACATGGTCAGTGAGCGTCGTGTCCATCTGAGCTGCACATGGTGTGGTCATTGGGAGGTTGGCGCACGGACCAAAGAGCAGATAGCGGAATGGCTGCGAGTGCACCGCGCGGCGCAGCTCACTAGTGACCATGTCGGCATCGACCGCGAGAGCACATGCCCGCAACCCTGCGGCACACCAGGAGGCGACCATCATGCGTAAGCGCATGTCGAAGGGCCGCAAGATGCGGCTGGTGCGGAAGCACAAGCGCGAGCGACAGGCCGTGAGGCTGTCACGGCTGGCGCGTGCACGTCGCAACGGCGGCCGGCGGTGACTCCCATCGAACCGGACCGGCTGTTCACGGTGGCGCAGGTGTGCGACCGGCTGAGCGTCAGCCGGCGCACGTTCTACAACCTGGTGGCACAGGGCGAGCTACGTCCCGTCAAGATCGGTCGTCGCACCATGCTTCGGGGGTCCGAGCTGACCCGCTATCTGGACATGCTCGATACCGTCGCTGAGACGCAGCAGGCTCGCCCGTGAGCGTCTCGACGGAATCGCCGGGTGGTGCGGTGCCCGAGACTGCTGGCGATCGATCTGATAGCAAGGCAGCCTTGCATATAGCACGTCTGGCGCAGGGTACTGAGACGTCTGACCTGCTCGCAGCGCTGCGCCGCATCCTGCGGGCTCTGAGCAGGCGCTTCGAGGATGGCGATATCGAGCAGCTCGCCGCCCTGGTCGAGCTGCGTGCAGACGTCGAGCGGACGGTCACGGAGGCCGTCTACGGGCTCCGGCACGACCCGACCATGCCTGCTTCGTGGGCCGACCTGGGACGGGCTCTCGGGATCAGCCGGCAGGCTGCGCAGCAGCGGTACGGGCACGTCGGCGGGGCTCGCCGGCGCGGTGGGCAACCCGGTCACCTCCGGTGAACGACGACGCGCATTTCACAGCACGTGCACTGCGCGGAGACGTACAGACCGAGCCGGCGCTGCGCATCGTGTCGATCGCTCGTGCCCAGCTCGCCCGAGGCGAGCTGCCAGACGGGCAAGCCATCCTGCTCGAAGACGGCGACCAGCGTTACCCGGTCGACACGCACCCGGACCGGTACGCGGTGCTCGACCTTGACAGCTACCTGCGCGTGGCCGACACGTCGAGCACTGACGCGTTCGATCGTCTCGTGGCAGGCAACGGTGTGCGGCAGGTGCCGAACCGGCCGGAGGGCGAGGTCGATGACCATGAGCTGAGTTCGTGGCAGCCGGTCGACCTGACGTCAGCTCTCGCCGGCACCAAACGGCGTCCGGAACCCTCGGTGCTGAAGCGCAGCGACGGGCGGGCGCTGTTCTACGAGGGGCAGGTGAACTACCTCCACGGCGCTGACGGTGTCGGCAAGTCGTTCGTGGGGCTGTTCGCTGCCGCTCAGGTGATGGGCGAGGGTGGGCATGTGGCGTGGCTCGATTGGGAGGACCCGGACGAGGTGACGATCATTGGCCGGCTCCGTGACTCGCTCGGGGTGCCCGCTGAGTCGATCGCTGCGCAGTTCCACTACGTGCACCCCGAGACTGAGGCCGTGGACCTGGCCGTCGCTGTGGTCTGCGACGTGCTCACGCACCACGCGTGCCGGCTGGTGGTGCTGGACAGCATCGGTGAGGCAATGGGCATCGACGGGGTGAACGAGGACAAAGACGTGGAGGTCACACCGTGGCTGCGCCGCGTGCTTCGCCCGATGGCAGCGACCGGGGCTGCTGTGGTGCCCATCGACCACGGCGTGAAGACGGGCGACAACCCGTTGCACCCTTCCGGCTCGAAGCGCAAGCGCGCCTCGGTCACCGGGGCGGCGTACCTGGTCGAGTCGCCCCGTCCGCTGTCCCGTGAGTACCACGGCGGGCTGTTGACTCTGACCACGGCCAAGGACCGTCACGGGAACCACACCCGGGGCAAGCTCGCCGCCATGATCGATGTCGCCATCTACCCGGACGACGGATGGACGCTGCGCATTGATCCGCCCCCCGAGGTCGACAAGGCGGGCTCTGCGAACGACCTGGCGCTCGCCCGTGCTGTGACCCGGTTCGTGAAGGGCTACATCGAAGAGATGGGCGGGCAGGCGCCGAGCATGACCGCTATCGAGCAGACACAGTCGATCAAGGCTGCTGCTCAGTCCCGCCGGGCGGCGGCCGAGCTGGCCGTCAACCTGGGCGCTCTGAGGGAGCAAGCCGGCGCCCGCAATGCACGCACGTTCCACTACGTAAAGGACATCGACAATGCATGACGATCCTCTCACCCCGTCTGACCCCGTCTCGACCCCGTCCGACGACGTCACTACTGACCCCGTCTCCCACCCCCCCGTGAGGGGGGGTGGCGGGGACGGGGTCAGTGATCGCCTAGACGGGGTCACCACGTCGGACGGGGTCATCATGGACCTAGTAGCCGAATGCCTGGCATCGCTGCTGCTGTGGTACTCGGCGCTCGAAGCAGAGCGTGCGAGGGCTGAGGCCCGGTTGGCGTTGGCTGCCGTGGCACTGCGCAGCTACATCCGTGAGGTGTTCGGCGGTGAGTAGCTGGGCCAAGGGCAGCACGCGCAGGTGGCGCAGGCTCCGAGCGCTGGTGCTCGAACGTGACCACCACGTCTGCCAAGTGAAGCTCGCAGGGTGCACGCATCGAGCGACACACGTGCACCACACTCTCGGCCGTAGCGTGACGGGCGATGACCCCGCACACCTGGTCGCATCGTGCGCACACTGCAACCTGAGTCTCGGCGATCCGTCGCGCTCGACTCGCGATCCACGACCGCAAAGACGCACGCAATGGTGACGCTCCGTGAAAGTTCAGACATGCCCACCCCCGGACAC